CTAAATATAATAAACATAAATACGCTGAATAGAACCACAAAACATATGGTTTCAAAAACATCACCATATATTTTTTCAATGAATATTTTCTTTATTTTTAAGTACAAATTTTTCATATTATTCCAGCTATTACTAAACAGGATTGTACTGAATTTTTATGACATTCTTCACAGTAACCAGAATCACAATCTGGTTCATAATCATATGTAGCATTACAACCAGGATTCATACATATTGCAGGAACAATACTGCTAAAATTATTATCATATAACATTTCTGTCACTAAACCATATCCTGCAATTTCAGCTAAAGTTTGTAATTTA